TAAAGTATGATACTCTTCTGCAGGAACATCTGGCAGAATTAACCCTTGCTGACTTAAAGCAACATCGAGATAAGTTTTTGCATTATCCTCTACTGTCCCAAATTGAAACATAGTTTTCCTTTCAACAGCAAAGGATTCCTATCAATACATCCGACGACGGCGAAGCTTGGTAAGCTGTACCAGCATATCGCTAGCGGTCTTTGTGGGGTTCATCGATTGAACAGTGACATTGTTCTGAATGTTATCAGAGCCTTGAAGTCTCGCCAGTAAGCCCATCATTGGGCTTGGACCAACTCTTCGACTTGCTTGACCAGCATTGATGTTTAAATCAATGCCTCCGGTTGGTATGTCAAGTTTTTTGGTTAAATGTGCTGGAATAATAGTACCGCTAGATGGTGCTCTCCACTTACCAAAAGAAGGTGCATTAATCATACTTAATTTCCCTGCGGCAGAAAGGAATGCTTCTTTTCCAAGCTCGTTTACAGTGTAGGCGCTACCACCTGAAACTGGGCCGCCAGCAAAGCGAGGTGCGGGGGGCGTAAGAAATTTTTGGACGGCTCTTTCAAGATAACTAAGAGTTTCTCCGAAAGGTATAAAAATGTTCCCAGGTTTTGTAACTTTTTCTGCTTCCTTACTAATGGCTTTTAGGTTAGCTTCTTTATTTAACGGGTCCCCTTCCTCTTTTGCCTTTTTCTTATTTAATTCATTATTTAGTGCTATAGCTTCACCAAGCTTTATGATTAAGCCTTCAGCTTGTTGTGTGGCATTAAATAAAGCATCTTCTATAATTTCCACCTTGCCTGCGGCTACCTCATATGAGTCTTGAGCTAACTCAATGACTCCAATTTGCTCAAAAACTGCATTCTTGACCAAGCCCAAATTTGTAAGTTGTTGTCTAAGAGGTTCTTCCGAATTTTTAATTGCAGTATTGAAGTCTTCTTGGTCTTGTTCTATTCCTCCCAGTTTTTCATTAAGTCTGTCCAGGACAGTTGTTAATTTTTGCAGATTTTCATCCCGTAATTTCGCTAATCTCTCTTCTTCAATCCGTCTTTCTTCCGCTAATCTCCTCTCTCTCTCAGCTTTTTCAATACTTAGTTCTTGGTTTCTGGCTTGTAGTTTCTCTATCTTCTCCTGACGATTCATTCTTTCGAGCTTTGCTTCAAGCTCTAATGTTTCTTTCTCAGTAAGATCTTTACTCTTGAGTCTTTCTTTAAGTGATTCTTTCTCCATATCATATAACTTTTGCTCCGCAGGTGTTCGAGCTTGAAGAGCCTGAATTTGAGCGTTATTATTTCTTATAGCTTTATCATATATTTCGTCCAACTGCCTCTTCTCAGCGTCATACCTATTTTTAACTGCATTCATCGCAGTCTGATAACTTGCTTTTTCATCTTGGATTCTTTGCTTCTGATTGCTTATTAAATCATTAATATCAGAAATTTGCTTTCTGTAATAATCAGAGGCTAATTGTTTTAGCTCGCTAAGCTTTTTCTTTTCTTCGTCATACGTTTTCTTAAGTTCGTCTCTTTTCCTTACCTGTTCTAGCAGGTCTGTGTTAAGAGCTTGGATTTGGTTTTGTTGATTTAATAAATCTTGCTGTATTTGTTTAGCGTTCTTTCCTTGCGCCTTCTCAATTCTATCTAGAATCTCTGCTTGCTTTTCAAGGGCCGAGTTATAGAGTAACTCTGCATTTTCTAGCGCTTTCTTCTCTGCCGCAGCATTCATTCCTTGCTCATTCTTTTGTTTTATGATATTCTTAAGCCTTTCCATTTCATTGGCATATTTTTCGAGGTTTGCCCTTGTAGCGTTTAACGATTTTCCGTACGAAGTCATCTCAGTTGCTTCTAGCTCTCCGTTGATTATTCTTAATTGCTCATTCGCTTCTTGAGCAGTTAGTTTGAATTCTTTCATTTCACTATTTAGATTCTGGAAAGCTTTAATGCCTACCGCTGTTGCGGTGGCTCCAGCAATTAGGATATTTGCCCATCCATACGGTCCCATCAAGGCGTTTACTACTGTCAGTCCAACTGCGGTCTTTGCAAGCGCAGCAATCAACAAGCCAAGTTGCCCTATAATAGCACCAATCCCTGCAACGATGTTGCCTAGATTTAAGAAAGTTAAATAGCCAAGAATTGTTACGATTACAGGACCAAGCACTTTCAAGGTATTCGTTATACCTTCTATATTGTTTGACACTGTACGAACAATAGCACTAAATATATTTAACGTGTTCTGCACGGGAGACCCAAATGCTGCGTCAATAGCCTTAGAATTTTTTGCTACTTCCCCTGCAAGTAATTGAAAATCACTTGCAAGCTTTTCGAGCTTTCCAATCCATGTCTGTTGCATCCTTTCTCCGATTTCATTGAAGGCACTACCTTCTCTTGTCATATTTGTAATGGCTTCACTGACTTCTTTGAAGCCAACTGATCCCTCAGTTGCTAATGCTCTTACTTCAGCAACGCTTACGCCCATTACTTTTGCAAGTTCTTGGAAAATAGGAATACCCGCAACAGCGAATTGGTTTAGGTCTCTAGTAAATGCACGACCCTGAGATTGGATCTGACCCAAGTTCCTAGAAAGATTATTCAAGTCACTGCCGGTAGCGCCAGCGATGATAGCAAGTTTGTCAACAGCTTCAGCGGCTTCACTTGCGTTCAATCCAAAGGCAAGTAACACTTGACCACCTTTTGCAACCTGCTCTAAGTTTAAAGGTGTTTTAATGGCGGTTTGTTGAAAGCTTATCATCGCACCTTCAGCGGCTTCTGCGCTACCAGCAAAAGCTTCGAGAGAAAGATTCAATACCTCAAATTCCAAGCCGGTCTGGATGGCGTTGCTAATTCCAGAAGCCAACCTGTTAAATGCACCCTGCAAAGCATTCGCTAACAGGTTTGCTTTAGTCAAACGAGCTACCAAGCCCTCGCCACCAACACCCAACTCTGTTTTATTAATGTCTTTAAGGTTTTTTGCTACTTTGTCGATGGTTTCATTGACCTGCACCCAATCTTTATTTAATTTTTTCGTATTGTCCTGATATTTTTTCGTCGTATCCCTTACAGCCTTTAACGCTTCAAGCTGTCTCCTTAATGCACTAGCAGTTTTTCCTAGTTCACCATTAAGAGCACTTTGCGCCGCCGAAAATCTGTCAGCCTGTTTACCTAAAGAACCTATCTCTTCTTTAACAAGTTTCCCTCCCTGCATTTTTATTTGAAATTCTTGCGTCATCTTTTTCGCAAGATTTTTTTCTAGCACATCAGCAACTTTCGCGCTACCTTTACTTACAGCATCAAAATATTTCTCCAGATCAGTTATTGCCTTATCAGTATCGGTCCCAACGGTAAACCTGATCTCAGCCACGATACATCAACAAAATCTAGGCTAGGCTTCCATTAAAAAAGCCCCTTTCGGGGCCTTGTGACTGAGTTGTAAATTCAGTGACCTGTAAGTATCGGTTACAGGAATTACACGACAGTTGCGACTCGGAAAGTAGCAACGCCGGAACCGGCATCTTCGTTGACGGTAATAATGTCTCCCACTTGGTAGTTTGTACCTGCAACAGTGATTGCAACCGCAGTAAGGTTGCCTGCAACAGTAGTAACTTCGGCATCGGCAGAAGCACCAGAGCCGCCAGAGAGAGTAACAGCAATACCTGAAGAGTCGGTAACGGTAAACGGAGTCGTAGTATTGTACGTATCCGTTGTAGCGATACCCCCAATCAGCTAATTACCAGCGTTCTCATCCAGCTCGGCAACATACTTGCCATAGCCCATAATAGTAGCTTCCCAGCTAACGATGGAAGACACTTCGTTGGATTCGGTATAACCCATCAGAGTGCCGTATCCATAGATTTGCTCAATAGTGCCAGTAGGACCAACACGGCCAACCTTTATACGAAGCGAATCAGCAACAGTATTCTGCTCAGTTAAGCGCAGGATCTGGTAGCCAGCATCTTTGAAGTCAGCGACACCAGCCAGACTCATCGACCATGACTTGGTAGTTGCAACAGCCTGGTTGAATCCGGCGGTCTCATCGTCATAGGTGTAGATGTCTTCAGAGCCAGTGTCGGTCTCAAGAGAAGCGCTGGTCAGACCAGAAAGACGGACTGGCTTCATGGTGCCATCAGTAGGCTCCGCAACTGGAGTTGCACCCAATGAGAACACGCCAGCGGCATAACCAACTTTTTCGTTTGCCGCAACAGTCGTAGTGGTATCAATGAAGTTAGTAGCGCCTGCACCTACACCACCGGTCACTCCTGCAAAAGTAACGTCTACAGATGTAGCAAGCAAAGGAATAATGTACAGATCGTACCCGAAGGCCGCCGAAAAGTTTGCCATTGATGAAAAACGGGCTAAGCCCGCAGGAAGGTACTCGGACCTTCTCGGCCCGTTAATCTATGCTTCCTAAATCATCAATTTTTTAAGCCAATGCATCGTAAGGCATATTTGACTTGATGATAATTTTCGCTTGCGTATAAGCGGTCAAACCATCTGGAGTTGTTGTTACAAATTCAGTGTAAGAACCTTGGAATTTTTGCATCATTAAATCGATAAAATCCTGCAAATGCTGGCCAGTCGAAGGCTCCCATCCCATTACATAAACTGGAAAATCAGTAATGATATAAGGTACTTCTTTTGATAAGTAATTCATAGGATAGCTAAACCCCACATCATGACAAATGACTTCTAATCCTTCAACTTTCTTTGTTGCTGGCAAATCTTGCCCTGGACTTACAATTGAAATCGATGGCAGAACTCCTGGAGTGCCTTCAAATTCATAAGTACCTATTAATGGAAATAATCCCGCATCTGCAACTATGGCATCGTAAATAACTTGGGCTGAGGTTGGAAATTGTTGAGCCATAGCCCCAAAAATGTATCGTTTTTAGTATTCCGCTCGGTATCCTGAGATCAAGACAAACCGGAGGCAAGATGAGGCCGAACCCGCATAATTTCCACAACGGATTTGTCTTCACAATAATCTGAATATGCATTCC